GATGATTAGCGGCAGGAGCGGCGGCGGGGGCTTGAGTAAGGCGGCCAGGCGGGGCAAGGCGCACCAGCAATTAGAACAGCGTTTAGTGGATAGGTGGATAACATGACGGGCGACCCGGCGACTGATGAAGCGATTTTGGGTTTTATCGTAGCCGCGATCCTACTTTTGCTTTGTGCGATGGCTGGGCGATGAATAGGACTTACCAAGTTTGGATTCCGGGCGAGTTGCCTTCCAGGAATGAATCCGAGCTTGTAGCCAGGAATTGCAAGTTTGGTGCTGGGGCCCTCAAAAAGAAGCATACCAACCGAGTTTCGATGTGCTGCCTCCGGGTGCGGCAGATCGGATGGGTGCCGTTTGACCGGTATCGGGTTAGGTTTGATTTCCGATGCAAAGACAAGCGGAAAGACCCCGACAACATCTTGGGTGGGATCAAATATCTCCTGGATGGGATTGTCCAGGCTGAGATAGTGGCCGGTGACCGCTGGGCGAATGTTCTTGCGATTGAAACGATCTGGGCGGTGGACAGGGATGAGCCGGGCGTCCTGGTGACGCTGGAGGAGGTGTGAAAATGGACATGACCGACTGTGTGTTTGAGTTGGAACGGTGCAGGCGCAGGATCGCGGAGCTGGAGGCCGAGAACGACGACATCGCCGGGTTTGAAAATGCGCTCGCTGTTCTGGCCCCAGGTGCACACGGCGAGGGTGGAAAAAGTGAAGTGCCAAAATCCTGATTGCAACGGGTCCGAGTGCATCTTCAACAACGGCGGGGAGAATTACTGGATATGCCCGAAGTGCGGATGGATATGGGAGGTCGCCAGCTGGGAGGGCCGGTTCTGGAGGCGCTATTTCGAGCTTTACGGCAAAGATGAAGACTCAGACGAATAAAAAAGAGCATCGACGCCTTTGGCAAAGAGCAACGCGGGAGAGGCGCAGGGCCGCCGGTTTATGTTGTGACTGTAATGCTCCGGCTGAAGACGGAAAAACAAGGTGTAAAAAGCATAATTGCGAAAACTGCCAACACCATGCGCGATACATTCGCAAAAAGCCCTGGTTGAGGGCCAAACTTCAACGCAGGCAAAGGGCGCGTTTAAGGTCTGTTGGGTGTTGTATCCGGTGTTCTGTGCCGCTTGACCCGGACATGGACGGCGGGTTTGTGAAGTGCCTTAATTGCAGGGAGAGGATTTATGAGAGCTGACTTATTTATTCCCAGGCTGCCAGATAATTTCAATCTGTTTCTCATGGGTGATAGCCAATGGGGCAACGTGGGCGTCCATGAGAAGGGCCTGGACAGGGCTTTCGACATGGTTAATTCGGAGTACCGTGGATGTAAGGCTAATTATGTCTGTTGGATGGGCGATTCAATAGACGCAATCACCGTAAACGATAAGCGGTTTGCCTTTGATACCACTCTGCCGAAGCTGTCATTTCTCCGTAACCAGATAGACCACTCGATTAGCCGTCTTAAAGCGATCAAAAAGCAGTTAGTTGTGGTTCTCAAGGGCAACCACGAGCATAAGTGGGTTTCGATTTACGGCGATATAGGGGCCGAGATCGCCAGGGCGCTTGGGTGTGAGTATGGGCAATATGTCTGCATCCCGCACCTATTGCGGCGCAAGGACGGGGCTCTTATCGCGCGGCTGTTTCTGCATCATGGGTTTGGTGTTCTGAGATCGGCGGCCAAGGACAGCGTACAGGCAACAGCAAATATGCGGGCCGCGCTAAAAAACAAACTGCAACACCTGTTCGCCGGGGCCGCTCTCATGGCGATGGGCCACACCCACCATCTGCTTATCGTCCCTCCCGATGACGGCTTGCAGTTGGTTACGGACGGCGGCGAGGTGCAGCAGGTTTATCCGCATACAGATGGGGTTGCGATAGTGAACCAGGCTGCAAGGATCATCCCGCCCGAAAGCCGCTGGTACGTCAACACCGGATCGTTCCTTCGGCTCTATTCGCCGGACAGCACCGGATATGCCGAGATGAAGGGGATGCGGCCTGTGGAGCTTGGGTTTGCGGTTGCTACGATCAGGGATTGCAGGATCAACAAGGTTTACAAGGAGGTGGTGTGATGGTCGATAAGTCTGGTCAAGAGCCAGGCATGACAGGGCAATACAGTAAGCGAGGAGGGATACAGCCGATTGATTTTATCGTATCTAACAACTTGAATTTTTTGGAGGGCAGTATTGTAAAGTACGTTTACCGCTACCCATTCAAGGGCGGCGTTGAGTCGTTGCGTAAGGCTCAAACTTATTTGGCATGGTTGATTGCGTCTTTAAGGGAGGAAGTGTGTGATTGCGGAAATAAAGAAGTGTCTGTATCAATGGCTGAAACCAGAGCGTCAGGGGCCGCGGAGGGCCGGGACGGGGAATTGCAGTGATTGTATCCCTGACAAGGACAACGAGCGGTGCCCGGACTATTGCCCGGTTGAGGTGAGCGAGGGGGAGGTACGGGACAAGGCCGAAACTTAACTTTAACTTTGGGGGATTGCAACGGGAGTAATCGGGATATGATTTGCCCTAAATGCGGAGTGGATTCGTTCCGTGTGAAAAAGACCGTCCCTTACTACGACTCCACAGGGTTTCATTGTATCGTAATCCGTCACCGGAATTGTTTTTCGTGCGGATATGAGCAGAAAACGCCGGAAATGATAGAAAGAGAGGTGAAAGACCAGAAGACACAGGTAGCCGCAGAGTGTTGACTAAAAAAGAAATTTGATCTTAACTTTAAACATGATCGGGATGGCTGCAACCGTCCCTCTGAACCTCCCTCACATCAGTAGCCCCGCTGGCAGCCCCCGGCGGGGCTACGTTTACCAAGGGGAGATTTTGAAATGAGAAAGCACCTGGATGAGCCGATTGTAAGACTTTTTTTCGTTATCTTGTTTTTCTTCTGTATCCTTCTGGTAAGGGCCTTTTCTGACCCTGACAGCCACATAGCGACTGTGGCTGCCACCGAAGAAAAAGACAAGGCCAAGGAAGAGCAATCTATTTGCCCGGTGACGAAGATCAAGGATAATTCCAAGTGCGGTGACTGTCATTTGGTGGTCGTTGACCAGGGGAAGCCGCGTTGGGGATTAAAAGAGTTCGACCCGCATAAGCAGTTCAATTACCCCTGCATGAATTTCAGGTTTGACGAGGAAAACGGGCAGCGGATCGCCAGGCTGCTGTTGTCAGAAATATCCTCCTACGAAATCGAGCGTTCGTTCGTTTACCTCCAAAGCCACCCCGAAGTAAAGAAGTTCATTATCGAGCTGCAAAACACCGGCGGGTCCATGTTCGCCATGTGGCGCATTATCGGTTTGATGGACGCCTACAAGGCCAAGGGGAACGTGATTGAAACGCGGTGTCATGGGTTTGCAGCTTCGGCGGCTTTCATTCTTTTCGTGAACGGGACGAAAGGCTACCGGCTGGCAAGCCCGGAGGCGCTGTTCATGTGGCATGAGGTAATGTCTTTCAGCTTCCTTGAGATCAAGACGCCGAGTTCAACGGAGGACGAGGCCGCCGTGATGCGGAAGTTCCAGAACACGGCCCATTGTTGGCTGGCGGCCCGCGCAAAGGTCAGCAAGGAAAAGATAGACGAGAACGTGCGGAAGCGCGAATGGTGGTTGACCGGCGCGGAAATGATCGAGTTCGGGTTTGCCGACGGCCTGATTAAATGAAATGGCTGGCAAGAAGGGAAATCGAGGGCGGCCTACTAAGCTCGGCCCTCTGTATTTAAAACAGGCGATGGAGCTTGCTGCGTTGGGTAAGACCCAAAGCGAAATTGCCGAAGCCCTTGAAATCAACATCAGAACAATCTCCAACTGGCTCAAGCGGCACCCGGCTTTTAAGCGGGCGATCCAGGCAGGCAAGGGGCTGGCGAACGCCAAGGTTGAGCGGGCCTTGTTTGAAAGGGCGACCGGCTACGAGCACCCGGAGGACAAAATCTTTTTGGGCAAGGACGGTCAGCCGGTGATTGTGCCGACGATTAAGCATTACCCGCCAGACACGGCCGCTGCGATGGCCTGGCTTAAAAACAAAGATCCTGAGAACTGGAAGGACAAGCAGGACATAGAACATTTGGGCGAGATTGTTATAGCTTGGGAAAGCCAATAATCATTCCGTACAAACCAAGGCCGCTTCAACTCAAGATGCATCAAGGGCTTGAGTCAAGGCGGTTTTCCGTTGTTGTTGCCCACCGACGTTTCGGCAAAAGCGTTGCTGTCGTAAACCATCTGATAAAACAAGCCCTTTTATGCAAGCGTCAAGATCCGAAATATGGCTATATAGCGCCATACCGCAACCAGGCTGAAAACATTGCCTGGATGTATCTCAAGCGTTACTCCGCGCCGATCCCTGGCGTTAAAACCAATGAACAGAAACTAGAAATCGCCTTACCCAACAATGCTAAGATCAGGATTTTTGGCGCGGATAACCCGGATGCCTTGCGCGGTATGTATTTTGATGGCGTTGTGATGGATGAGGTGGCGCAGATGAAACCGGATGTATGGGAGGAAATCATACGTCCGGCGCTTTCGGATCGACTGGGGTGGGCTGTTTTTATTGGAACTCCCAAAGGGATTAACACATTTCACAAACTTTATCAAGACGCTATTGTTGACTCTGAGTTGTGGTACACGGATCTTTTTGACGTTGAGCATACCGACGCGCTTGACCATAAAGAAATCGAGTTAATCAAGCGGCAGCAGACGCCGAACAAGTTTCGGCAAGAGTATATGTGCGACTTCAGCGCGGATGTTGAAGACGCCATTATCCCGCTGAACCTGATTATCGACGCCTATGGAAGATCGCTGCATCAGGACACCTACCGTCATGCCCCGGTTGTGATGGGTGTTGATGTCGCCAGGTTTGGCGATGACAAGTCGGTTATTTACACGCGCAAGGGCCTGGCAACGCTTGAAATCAAAAAGTACGTTGAGCTTGATCTTTACCACTTCTCCGAAAATGTGATGGCGGCGATTCACCGGCATGTTCCGGACGCCGTTTTTATCGACGATGTTGGTGTCGGGGCCGGAGTGGTGGACATCTGCCGGTCCAGGCAGTTCCAGGTGTCCGGCATCAACGGCGGCGGCAAGGCTTCAGACGAGATGTTTGCCAATAAGCGGGCAGAGATGTGGTGGAAAATTAGAGAATGGATGGAGGCCGGTGGTTCCATCCCGCAGGATACGGAGTTGCGGCAAGAACTGGCGACACCAACCTACACCTATGACCCCGCAAACCGCATCCGGCTTGAGAAGAAAGAGGACATGAAGGAACGCGGCCTGAAATCGCCTGACATCGCTGACGCTCTGGCGCTCACCTTCGCGCAGCCGGTAGCCAAGCGGAAGCCGGAATGGTTGCAGCCGCTTGAGAAAAACAAAAAGCAGTACGATCCGTGGGCCGTGCTTAACGCATAGCCATAGGAGGTATAAATGGGTTGGGGCAGTATTGGCGGGAAAGTGTGGGACAAGGGAAAAGACCTTGGCGGCAAGGTTTGGAGCGGCGGGAAAAAAATTGGCGAAAAGGCGCTTTCCAAAAGCGGCCTTCTTGCGCTTGGCGGCGGTGCAATGGGTATGCCGTGGCTGATGACCGATGAAGGAAAAGAGGTCGGAAAGGGCTTGGCAAACCTTGTAACCGGCGGATACATCAGCCAGCAGGAGGCGTTGGCGCAGGCGGAACGTGCCAGAAAGCAGAGCAAGGATCAGTACAGGAATGAAATAGACCGTGCAAATGCAGCAGCCCGTAAGCTGGAACAAGAGGAAGAGGAGCGCAAGCGGCTGTTGGCCTTGCAGGGAACGCAGGCCCCGCAGACGCTTTCAGGCTCTTACCTCGGGGTGCTTGGAAGCCCTAACGTCCGAAAATCGGTTTTGGGGTAAACAGACATGCCGACCGACAACCTTGTTGCCGACTCTTCCGCCTACCAGGGGTTTTCGGCTTTCAACAGCGAAAACGATCGCTATTCGCGCAACTGGAAGCAGCTGGATCAGCAGTTTATTGAATGGCAGTCGGTTTACAAGGAGATCGCCGACTACATCGCCATTGGCCGAGGGCGGTTCATCGCTCAGGGGGAGCAGCCGAACAAAAAAACGCGGGCGGCGAGCAAGGTTATCAACAACACGGCAACCGACGCCCTTCACATGCTTGGGGCCGGTCTGCACGGCGGCCTATCTTCTCCTGCGCGTCCGTGGTTTCAGTTGCAGTTTGTTGAACCGGGGATGAACGACTTTGCATCATACCGTGAGTGGCTGGATGACTGCGAAAAGGTGATGTACGCCGCGTTCAAGCGGTCGAACTTCTACACGGTGGTTCACTCGCTTTACGAGGAGATCGGCGCTTTCGGCACCGGGTGCATGTTCATTGACGAAGACCCGGCGATGTCCGTTCTTTTCACGGCGTTTACGGCAGGCGATTACCGATTCAGCATCAGGGCCGACCAGAAAACGCATGTCTTCTACCGCAAGTTCAAGATGCAGGCTTGCCAGATGGAGCAGGAGTTTGGGCGGGAGAATTGCAGCGATAAGGTGATAAACCTGCTCCGCAATAACCCGTATGATTGGCGGGAGGTGGTGCATTGCATCGAGCCGAACGCCGATTACGAGCAGGACCGGCAGGGCAGCTTTCCGTTCCGGTCTGTCTATTACGAGTGGGCCGAGCCGGTTAAAAGGCTGAGCGATACGGGCTACTTTGAAATGCCGGTGGCGACTCCCAGGTGGCAGGCGCTTCCAAACGAGGCTTACGGTTGGGGGCCGGGCCTGGAGGCGCTAAACTTAGTCAAGGCGATTCAGCGCATGGAAAAGCAGCGGTTCCTGGCTTCTGACAAGATGCTTGATCCGCCGCTTGCAATGCCTCCGTCCATGAACGACAGGATGCTGGATTTGTCTCCTGGCGGGCGAAACATCTTTGACGAAGCCGGTGACCGCAAGCCTTACGCGCTGGTGGATGTGCCGCCGAAAGTGCTTGAGTTGTACGGCATGAACATCCGCGAGGCGGAAGATAAAATTCGCCGGATGTTTTTCAACGAGCTTTTCCTGATGATTGCCAACACCAGCGACACCGGGCGCATGACGGCTACCGAAGTGGCAGCCAGGCAGGAAGAGAAAATGCTGATGATCGGGCCCACAGTCGAGCGGCTGGAGTATGAGTTTCTTGATCCGATTGTCGAGCGTGTTTTCAACATCCTGATGCGGGGCGGTAAACTGCCGCCGCCGCCGGCTGAGCTTTCACAGGCCGAATACAAGGTAGAGTACATCAGCATCCTGGCCCAGGCGCAGCGGCTGATTAACTCGCAGAGCATGAACGCTTATCTTGGCATTGCCGAGCGGGTGGCGGCGATTGACCCCAATAGCATCACTAAGACCGATTGGGACAAGTACCTTGAGGAAATGGGCAACACGGTGTCCCTGCCGTCCAAGGTGTTGCGATCGGACGAGGACGTGGAGGAGATCCGGGCCGCCGCGGCCGAGAAGCAGGCCGAGTCTGAGCATCTGCTTAAAACCAACGCAGCCTATGAAAACGTCAAGACCCTTGGAGAAACACCGACCACAGACGGCAGCAACGCCCTGGCCGACTTACAGAAAGACATGGGCGCATGATTGATGACTACGACAGCCGACAAGACGCTTCCAACGAAAAAAGGCGCAAGGCGCTTGTCGAGGAAGAAAACCACCGGATCATCTTACAGCGGGTGTTCGGTTCGGACGATGGAGCCTACGTCCTCCGATGGCTGCTTGACCTTTGTGGTTATTGGGCCAGCAGCTTTCCTACTGAGCGGGCGTTTGGCAAATTCGAGTTGGGACGAACTGTTTTCAATCAGCTTTGCCTGGTCGATTTGAGCATTATCAACGCCCTGCTTGACCGCAGGCGGCAGCAGGCCGAGGCGGTGAGGATCGAAGAACGAAAGCGAATAGAAAGCAAGCGACTATAATGCCTGACGAAAAGATAGAATACCTTGAATTGAAAAATAATCTTTACAAACAGGTTGTGCAGGATTTGGAGTATGTCATTAATTTGCAGCGTGAGATTATTGACGATCTGTTGAAAGAAAGAAAAAGTAAATGACCCTTGAAGAAGTTGTTTCCATTATAGCCAAATGGAGGAAGCAGCAATGGCAGAGTCGGCAGGCACCGCAGCGGCGGCAAGCGGCTCGGAAGGCGCGACGGCGCAACCGGCAGGGGACAGCCAGGCGGCAGGGTTCACGCCACCGGCTGAGTGGCTTGAGAGCGATCATTACAAGCCGTTTATCAAAGAGGACAAGTCTTTCGACATTGAAGGGCTTGGCAAAAAATACGCCGAATTGGCGCAGCAGGTTCCGGTAATCCCGGCGAAGGCCGACGATTATAGTTTCGAGTTTCCGCAAGACTTCCAGGTTGACGAAGCGGCGTTGCAGTTGCACCGGCAGATGGCGAAGGAGCTTGGGCTGACGCAGGCGCAGTACGAAGGCGTGACCAAACACGAACTTCAAGCCTACGCAGCGAAGGCCGAGGCAGAAGCCAAGCAGCTGAGTGAAGCTAAAAACGCGCTGGTCAAGGAATGGGGGGGCCAGCAGCAGTTTGAGACTCGGATCGGCAAGTGTAGAGAGGTCGCCGCAAGGTTCTTCGGCAAAGAGATAGTCGATAAACACGATCTTGCGAACGACCCGGTTTTTGTGAAGGGCTTGTGGGCGATTGCGTCCACGATTTCAGAAGACAAACTCAAACAGGGGAGCCAATCGGGGGCCAATGAACGGCCACTTGGGATAGACGGCAGACCGCGCCTCCGGTTCAAGTCAATGGGAGAATAGGCGTCCCCGTCAAGGAGATAAATTAAATGGCAGACAAAAGCGATACCAGGCTTGGCCTTGTGGAAGTGGTCAAGCGGCATGACCCCAATGGAAATCTCGCCACCATCGCCGAGGTTCTGGCGCAGGAAAACACGATCATCGCCGACGCGGTGTGGCGGGAAGGAAACGATATTTTCAGCAACAAGACCGTGCGCCGGTCTTCGCTTCCTTCCGGCACCTGGCGCAAACTGAATCGTGGTGTGTCCAAAGCTTCTTCCGATACGGTCGAGATCGTGGACACCATTGGTATTCTGGAAGCCCGCGCCGAAAATGACGTGGAAATCATCAAAGCCTTCAAAGACCCGGCCCAGGCCCGCATGGACGAGGCCAAGGCTTTCATTGAGGGCATGAACCAGCAGGCGGCCTACGGCATGATTTACGGCAATGCCCTGACCGCTCCAGAGGAGTTCACCGGGCTGGCCCCTCGCCTGGACGCCATCAGTGCGACCACCAACGTCATCAACGAGGGCGGCGGCGGCGGAGACACCACCTCCATTTACGTCTGCACCTGGGGGTCCGACAGCGTTTACATGGCCTATCCTCGCAACACCAGCGCGGGGCTGGAGCATGAGGATCTCGGCATCCTGGACGCCGAGGACTCGGATGGCAACAAGTTCCGGGCCTATGTGGACCGTTTCGTATGGCGGATGGGCATGGTGGTGCGCAATATCAAGTGCATCGGGCGCATTGCGAACATCGAGGTAACCGGCTCCACCAACATCTTCGACGAGGACAACCTGATCACCCTGCTCAACCGCATGGTGACCGGCCCCGGCACCCGCATTTACTGCAACGAGGCCGTGCTGACCCAGGCGCAGATCCGGCTGAAGGACAAGAGCAACGTGAATTGGTCGGCTGAAAACGGCCTTTCCGGGGAACGGTTCACGCGCTTCCAGGGCATCCCGGTCCGCAAGGTCGAGCAGATTGTCTCCACCGAGACGGCTGTTGCTTAACAAATTCAATCGGCCTGAGTTAGGGCCGGAAGGAGATAGAAGAAATGGCAATTCAATATGAATACGAGTTTGCCGATAACGAAGCTTTTACCGGCAACAATGCAACCACCATCGGCGCGATTGTTTCCGAGAAGAACAACGCGGCTACCAATAAAACGGCTTGGGGCGCAAACCAGAACTCTCAGCTGGCCGCCGGGCTCACCTTCTGCGTCGATGTTGCGGCGAACTTCACCGCTGGCGGGGCCACGGTGCAGCTGAAGACCGCTGCCACCAACAACCTGAACGCCACCGGCACGGTGCTGGCGACCGTCACGGTTGCCAACAACGCGACTGCCGGGACGCGCTACAAGGTGATGATCCCGGTCGGCACCCCGCGCCTGAAGTACCTCGGGGCGATTGGGACCACCATCGGCAACGTGTCGGCAGGGAACCTCAACATTTACCTCGCGCCCAACCTCGGTGAACTGACCGACTAACCAGGGAGGGGGTGAACCATGACCGACTATGCCATCACGGTTTCGTCCCGCAAGCATAACGCGATCAGGATCGACCCTGATAAGTGCGTCCGCTACGAGGGCTCCGAGGCCAACAATAATTATCACGTCATCTTTTACATCAACAAGGACGTGACGGCGGCTGCCAACAACGACACGATCACGTTGACGTTGGCTTAACCAAAACGGGGGGCCGGGACCGCCCGCGCCCCCCTAAAAACAATCTGCATCAAGAGGAGTGCCTACGATGGCAAGACAGGAATGGGTTTGTTTCAGGGAGTGCTTCCATCTCAACAAGCTATTCAAGCCGGGAGAGAAGTTCCCGCATGAATGGATTGAGAACGGCTACAAGCCAAACAAGCATTTCTGCTCACCGGCTGAATACGCAGACATGCGGGATACCGAAAAAAAGACACGGTATCAGTTCTGTGCCGGGGATGACCAGAGAAGCACCGAGGAGTTGAAGGCGGCACTCAAGAAGTACATGCCGGACATCAACCCGAAGTGGAGCCGGAAAGAAATCTGGATGGCCTTGCATGACCGTGAACATGCCGAAGCAAGGACCGGCGGCGGTGGAGGCGAGGAGGCAAAACGCCATCCCAGCAGGCCGCCCAAAGGAATGTAAATGACCAGTTATTATTTCTACCCGTACACATCGCTTACCGGCGGGAATGCGGAGTCGCTTGACAGCCTGGACGGAAACCTCGTCAAGAACGGCGACGGTGCGCTTGTCATCACCGGCAACGAGTATATCGCCTACACCCTGGACGAGGACAACGGCAACAACGAGTCGGTGCCTGACATTATTTCGCCGGACACCAATGCCGGGAACAAGCGTTGGGTGCGGGTTAGTTCGGCGATTGACGGAAAGATCGACACGGTTACCGGCCAAAACGGCATGGTGGCGTATTTCAACAACAACGGCCACCTGAACGCTTCCACGGTTAATTACAACAACCTCCAGAACGCAACCAAAATACAGAGCAAAAACGTAGCAGCGACCGCTCCGGCGGACGGACAGCTGATGCGTTACAACAACAGCGCACCCGCTTGGGAACCAAGCGAAATCGGCATTTGGCGCTGGTCCGGCGTGAATGTCTATAACAACAACGGCTGGCCGACCACATGGCAAGACCTTGATTTGTCTTCTGCCTGTGGAAACGGGCGGTCATTGGTTCAGTTGGAAGTTATCAACGGGGCGTCAACGGTTGGGCTCTGGGCCTGCCGCATGAAGGGCGCGGCCTATGAGGTTGGAAGGGACCAAGACGCCTCGCGTGGTGCTGGTGCCGGGGCCGGTTCCATGTTGGCAAACCAAGGCATAGTGGTCACGGCGGTCACCGCATCTAACGGTATTATCCAGATATGGAGTTCAAACAATTCCGCAAACTCAAACATCAACGTCCTGACATACGTCAGGTTGGAGTAAAAAATGCCGGTTTATTGGGCGTCATCAGCGGGAGTGATTACATCAGCCGGGGCCGGTCTTATCACGAATTTGGCTGTTTGCAAGTTGGCGTTGGCATGGCTCGGTGCCGACCCTGACAAGCTTTCGGACGTTGACACCATCACGACTTCATCAACCAAAGAAGAGCAGCTTTGCAATATCGTCTTTGACACGGCCCGCAAAGCGGTCCTTGAAGCAAAAAACTGGCAATTTGCTACCCGAGAGTCGCAGCTAAACCTTGCCGCAGGGACCGCCGAGGCTGACTTCAATACGGACGGAAACATCAAAGCTATCACAGGAATAACGGCTGCGGACCCTTGTGTTGTGACGGCGGCGAACCACGGTTTTCTAAACGGCTGGTTGGTCAGGATTTACGATGTATCCGGCATGACAGAAATCAACGGCATGGTGGTCCGGGTGGCAAACAAGGACATCAATACTTTTGAGTGCTACCAGCTGGACGGATCAAATTTCACCGCCTACACAAGCGGCGGGTATTGTGTGCGCTATGAGGCAAACCCGGCCTATCAAAACGGTTATGTATATGAGGTTCCAACAGACATGCTGCGTCCTGTGGCAACACTACCAGAGGGGGCGCGGTTTGAGATTGTTGGAAGCGGTGATAGCCGCCGCCTGCTTTCGGATACGCAAGACCTTGTGCTGCAATACATCGCTGACGTTTCGACTGTGAGCGAAATGCCGGACCACTTCGCCCGCGCCTGGGCGGCTAGGATCGCAGCCGAGTTAGCGGCCCCGCTGCAAAAGAAAGGCACCGGCATGAAGGATATGTGGGAACACTATATGCAGGTCTTGAACGAAAACACTTTGAGCAACGCCCGAAATGTTGATGCCAAGAGCATGATTCGTCAGACCTCTCCGACGCTATCCGATGGCGGGTGGGAATGAGTACTTTCTCTGTAGTGAAGCGGCTTTTCAACGCGGGCGAATTATCGCCGAAGGTTTATGGCCGTTCCGATTTGGATAAGTGGTCAGGTGGTTGCAAGACGCTTTTAAATTTTCTGCCGCTTCCGCAGGGTGGGGTGCAGCGCAGGCCGGGAATAGAGTTCATCACGTCTGCCAAAAACAATGGCAACGATGTTAGGCTGATCCCGTTTCAGTTCAGTTCCACCCAGGCGTACATCATTGAAGCCGGGAACAGTTATTTCCGGTTTTACATGAACGGCGGTCAGATCCTTGGAAACAACAACGCCGCCTACGAGGTGGCCCACAACTACACGCAAAACGACCTTTCAACGATTCAGTACACGCAGAGCTTCGACACCCTTTACTTGACCCACAAAAACCACCATCCGAAGCAGCTAACCCGCACGGATCACAACAACTGGACGTTTGGGAACGTGTCGTTCACGTTCAACAACAACAGTACAGCCCCGGTCGAGTGGAGTGCGAACAACGGGTATCCCCGCACCTGTACTTTTTATCAGGACCGTCTGGTGTTTGCTTCTTCCACCTTGTTTCCTTCGCGGATTTGGATCAGCAAAACCGGCAACTACACCAATATGACCACCGGCACAAACGATGCTGACGGCATGACGCTTAACCTTTTAAGCGGAACATCGGATGTCATTTACTGGCTAACAAGCGGCAAGACAATCCTTGCCGGTACAGACGCTGGAATACAGAGCATCCTTGCCGGAAGTGCTACGGTCGCGGCCCTGTCGCCCACCAACAAAAAGAACCAGAAGGAAAGCTATTTCGGCACGTCCGAAGTCATGCCGGTCAAGCTGGGCGATGTGGTTATTTACGCGGGCAACCCGGCAAGCAAGGTTCGGGAGTTGAGTTTTTCATGGGAAGCAGATGCCTATCAGTCGGGCGAGCTTTCTGTGTTGTCTGACCACCTGCTGCAATCCAATACGGTGCGCGAGTTCGCTTATCAACAGTCTCCATATGAAATTGTTTGGTGCTTGCGGTCGGACAACACATTGCTGGCCTTGACCTACATGCAGGAGCAGCGGGTGGTTGCCTGGTCCCGCCACAACACCAACGGCAACATTTGCTCGATTGCTACCATTCCTGGCAACTACGAAACCGAACTTTGGATGGCGGTTCACCGCAATATCAACAACAACACGGCAACTTATATCGAACGGCTTTCCACTTTTCTTTCTAAAAACTGGAATGCTTCGGATTTTCTTGATTCGTACGTAAGCCTCACCAATCCGAGCAACTTTACTTATGTATCGGTTCCACATTTAGCAAACGAAACAGTCCAGTATTTTGCGGGCGGGGTTGCCGGTCAAACCACCGTGACAGATAACAACGCCGCTGTTCCGTCATGCACTTCTGCCAAGGTGGGCCTGCAATATGTTTCCGACCTTGAACCGCTTATCCCGGAGCCGGAACTGAAAAGCGGGGCGATGGCCTATAAGACGCTACGGGTGACCGAAATGGCGATTTCCTGCCGCAACAGTGCTGGAGGCACTTATGGGCCGGACGCAAACACGCAGACAGCCCTTTTCGCAAACAACGCTTTCACTAACGGCAAGGTGGACAATCTCAGCATTCGGGGCGGGCATGGGATAGATCAAGGGGTCTTCATTCGTCAATCAGACCCGCTGCCAATGAACATCGACATGCTTGGTTTGGAAATTGAGGTGGAATAATGGCGCTACCGTTGGCGGCCCTTTTAATGCTTGGAGGCTCGGCGATAAGTGCCGGTGGCAGCATGTACGGCGCTTACGTTGCCGGAAAGCAGGGTGAGTACCAGGAAGACATCAACAGGTACGCCGCCCAATATTCCAAGGCTGTGCAAAGGGTGGAAGAGGCCAAGATCCAGCGCCAGGCCGAACAGATTATTTCGGCGCAGCGGGCGCAGACGGCGGCAAGCGGGTTTACCAACGAAGGCACCCCGCTTGAATTGCAGGTTGAATCCCGAATGATGGCCGACCTGGACACGGCCCTTTTGCGGCAGGCTGGCGGGATAGAGCGGATGCGATTAAGGGTGGGCGGAACTATGGCGAGGGCGGAAGGCTACGGCATGAGTGCGGGGCTTTCGGCCAGGGCCTTTGGCACCATGAGCGGGTCTTTATTGTCCTACGGCGGCAGCCAGGGATGGTTTAGCGGCGACACCAAGGCCCCGGAGCCGTCCTACCCGCGCAACTTCAGGAGCTTTGGATAATGGCTGACATCAACAAGGCGCAGTTGATTTTCCTCGATGCGATCCAGCGGGCTTCATCCGACACGGCTGACCAGATCAAGGCGCTGAAAGAGGCCATCATGGGCGTTTTGGCGGCGGTTGCTGAAGCCAATTCCAAGGGCATGATGGCGATGGTGGACTCAATCAAAACCATTCCTGTCAGCCGCGTCAAGAATGTCGTTGACATGGTGCCGATAGCCGATTCGGTCAAGAAGCTGGAGGAGATCAACGCGGCGGCGGGCCGGTCCCTGTCTGCCGAGCTGGACAAGCATTACAGGACCGTTGCCGCTATTCTCTCCCGGCTTGAGGCGGCGTTGATTGCACCCAAGAAATACAAAGTGAACATCGACCGCAACCATCAAACGAAGCTGATTCAGGATGTAACCATCGAGCAGATAAAGGAGTAAGGAAAAATGGCAATCGTTTTCACGGACATCGGATGCGACAAGGTTCTGACCGTTTATCTTGCTTCAGGGAACCTAACGTTGCGGCTTTACACGAACAACTACACGCCGGTTGACACTTCGCAGAACAACGCTTTCACGGACGCCTCCGGTGGTAACTACGCGGCGATCACGCTGGACAAAAACAACTGGACGGTGGCGGCGAACAACGACCCGTCAGATGGCGTGTACGCGCAGCAGACGTTTACCTTCAACGGCCCGGTTGACGGCAACGCCACGATTTACGGCTATTTCGTGACGGACGCCAACAACGCTGCGGTTTGGGCCGAGCGGTTTGGCAACTCGTTCACGCCGACCAACAATGGGGACAACATCAAGATCACCCCACGCGTTCAGATGAGCAACGGCACCCCGGCATAAAAAGGCTTTAGATGGCCCAAAACAATTTCACCACGCCAGGCAACAACACCTGGACCTGCCCGGCTGGGGTTTCTTCCATCAACGTTCAGATTTGGGCGGGTGGCGGCTCCGGCGGCGGCGGCAATGCGACTCTCGGCGCTGGTGGTGCGGGTGGCGGGGCCTATGCCAGAATAAACAACTATGCTGTTGCCGAGGGGGCCAACTACCTTCTGACGGTTGGAAACGGTGGCGCGGCGGTTGCTGCGAACACCAACGGCAACCCTGGTGAAAACTCTGTTTTCAGACACGCGAACAATGCCAACGCGGCTTGGGCGCAGGGCGGAAGGGGTGGTGTCAGGGGCCGTAACGCAGGAAACGCCGCGGGCGGAACCACGGCCAATAGTTCCGGCAACAATACTTTCGCGGGAGGCAACGGCAGTTCCCGCAACACGACTACAACGACACAGCCGGGGTCTGGCGGCGGCGGGGCCGGGAACAACGCAGCGGGCAGCGCCGGTGCGAACACGGCGAATGCGGCAGGTGGCGCGGGCGGAAATGCCGGGGGCGGGAACGGCGGAAACGCGACTACCGGGGCAAACGGTGGCGCTGGGTTCCAGCCGGGCGGCGGCGGGGCCGGCGGCGGCGGCGGCAACAAGATAGGCGGTGTCGGCGGCGCCGGGCAGATCATCATAACCTACAATGTGGTTTTCGCCTACAATCACGGGCTGGCAATCGGCGGGCCGGTTGTTGGCGGAAATGCAAACTCGTCTTTTATCTATACCCTGTCCCTGACCGGCAGCAACGGCGCAGTTTTAGGTGGGAACGCTTCAACCGAGTTCGAGACAGCGACTCAAAGCTATAATCACGGCCTTGCGGTCGGTGGGGTTCTTGCTGGCGGTTCAAACTCTGTTGTGGCGGTTGGCAGGGCCTTTTCAGCTTCCGGCGGGCCGGTTGCAGGAGGCGCGGCTGGCAAGATCGCCGGACTTGTTTTTCAGTCTTCGGGCGGGGCGGTTTCTGGCGGAACATCGGTGCAGGTCTTCTCGGCTGTCTTTCAGCCGTCAGGCGGGGTTGTTGGCGGTGGTTCAGCCGGTGTTGTCGCTACCAACTTACAACTGCTTTCCATCACCGGCGCGGGTGGTTCGGTCTTTGGTGGCGCGGCTGATGTTGTTTTGGAGTCAAACGCCGCCGGGTCGTATTCCATCACCGGTTCTGGTGGTTCGGTCTTTGGTGGCGCGGCGTCTATAGAAACAACCTCTATCCAGGCACTTGCGGTTACCGGGTCCGGCGGGGTCGTTGCCGGTGCGGCTGACGGTTATTCTGTCGGCGTGGCGCATGACGCTGCTGGCGGGCCGGTTGCTGGTGGTGCGTCAGAGGTTGTTTTTGAAACCGGCATTTCCCTTATCGGCCAGGGCGGTGTTCTTGGCGGCGGCGCGGCTGAAATCCTGTTTGGGGTCGATGTGGCCCCGGCGGGCGGTGCGGTCCTCGGCGGCGAGTGCGATCGGGACGAGGAAGCAACGGAAGAGGCCCATGCCGTAGTTCGCCCGGCTGACGATTACTGGCGGTTCGTGCTGCGCGACGATGACGAAGTTTTAATGATTGTTGCCAATTTTATTAAGGTGGTCGGCTGATGCCTCGCATACCAACGACTCCAACGTACCAGATCGGCCTTGCTCATGTCCAGCGGGCCGTGCCGGTTGACGTATCAAGCCCGGCAACTTTCATGCCGTGGGCTACACAGATAGCCAATGCGGGAGACATGGTTGCCCGCAGGGGCGAGCAGCTGTTGCAAGAATATGACGCCACGCGGGCCTACGGGGCCTACAACAGGCTCCGAGACGAAAGCCGTGTCAAGGTGGCCGAGCTTTTACAGCGCGAGGGCGTAGACGCCCAGGGAGCGCAGCAGGAATACGACGAGTGGCACAAAAGCGCGTTCAGCCGGGTGTTGAAGGACAATCTCACCTCCGGGCAGCAGCGCGACATTTACCAGCGGCTATCCGACCAGCGGCGGCAGGGGGATCTTGACCAGCTGGCGCACCATGAGGCGCAGCAGCATTCGGCCTACAAAAAGCAGGTCATTGAGGGCATGGCGGCCACCATCGACCGGGACATCCAGGCGATAGCCTTTGATGACGGCAAGGTGGACGGCATGATCGCCGATCACTTCATGGCGCTGGATGGCCTGTACCCTGGCCGCGACCTGACGGCTGAGAAAACGGTCAGGCTTGAGCGGTTCAGAACCACCCAGGCGCAGGAAATCATCGACAAAAACCCGAAATACGCGGCGGCGTGGCTTGAGGAAAAGAAGCCCGAGCTTGGCGATAAATATTACCAGCTGAAAAAACTGCTGGAGTCAAAGGCAGCCGACAACAAACTGTCGCTTGCCTACGACACGCTTTACACGCGGTTCGGCAGCAACCACGAAGCGGCGATGTCCTGGCTGGCGAAGCCTGACAACCAGACCGCCCTCGGGCTTGATTTCAAGGAAGTCAACCAGCTTCACAGCCGGTTTAGCCAGTTGCTCGCAGACCGCGAGCGGATCGAGCGCATAGGCCGCGATAATCTGGAGCAGCAGCAGAAAGCCAACTCTGCTGCCGTGTTGCAGTCCCTTTACAACCCCGCAGCCCCTAAGCTCGATGTCCACAAACTCCATGCAGAGCGCAAAATAGACAACGCCACCTACGAACACGCGATTAAGGCCAGGGAGTCAACGGTGGTGGACAACCCCTGGACGATCAGCGAGCTTCACGATCAGGTCGAGCGCGGCCAGGATATCACGGAACAGCTGCGGACAGCCGTGGAGGCCGGGCAGCTTTCCGGGAAGACCGCCGCCTCGCTTGGGAAACATGCAGTTGACGAGAAAAGCAAGCGGGCCATGCAGTACATCGACCGCGCCTTGAGGCCGTCCGAGGCTGACAAATGGAGCCCTGACAAGCACCTGAAATATGCCGACGCCACCCGGCTTTATTACGCGAAGATTGCTGGCGGTACGGATTACGAGCAGGCGGCCTACGAGGTGGTGAAGGGATATATCGACAACGTGAGGCGCACGGTCAAGATGCTTCCAACCCCGGAGGGCCTGACCAGCGAGCAGAAAACGGACCTGACGGCTTTGGAGCAGGCGAAGCAGGCCACCGCTGAAAAGTTCAGATCCGGCAGGCTCACGCCCGACGTTTACCGTGAGCAGATGAACGCCTTGGATAACCTAATCAAAATTGCGGTCGAGCAGCAGCAGGCGGGGGAGATGGACGCCGAGCTTGAGGCGATAAGAAAGAAAAAGGTTCAGAAGTAGGGCGGCAGGCTAAGCCCGGTCCATCTAAGGAACAGGTGAATGGCGATGGCTCCGAACATATACATCAGCACCCGGACAAACCACTTGGAGCCTAAGTAAATAGCAAGGGCGATCAGGGCCTCGATTTTCTGTGAATTGGTCACGCTGAAAATTTTAGGATAACTCATGGCAAATGTCAACTTGAAGTGGACTGACAGCGGGGCGCTGGAGCCGGACGAAGACGATGTTTCCGGCAACTACCTTTTGGCTCGCCAGGTGGCGCATGATTACCACTCAAGCGCCGTCCAGACATATATCAACGCGGAGAGTGCAGCGCAGCAGGCAGCGGCGGAAGCTGCGAAAGACGAGCAGCAGAAGCTAAGCGAGGACAAATCCAAAAAGCAGGCCGAAGGAAAGGCGGCTGAATCCGAGTTTGCGGACACCATGATTCAAAGTCTGCAAACGCGCTCTGGCGAGCTTCAACCGGCGCACGGCGAACCGGCAGCCCCGCCGCTGCAACCCTCCCACACAACGGCACAGACGAAAGCGAAAACAGGACCGGAAACAGCGAACCTTGAGGCCCCGATGGTGGACCCGACCCTGGCGGCGGCAGCAGGGGCCGGGGCGGTATTTAAGCTGTCCATGTCGGCGGGCAAGGCCCTGATGCCGTCGCTTGCAAGGGCGTTGAGCGCGGGTGTTATCAACACCGTCACCGATCTGGTCTATGGCACGTCAGCTGAAGTGGTCGGGGCCGCCTCACCCGAACTGGCCTTGCCGTTCAACATCGCGGTGGGCCTGCTTGGCGGCATGGCGGTGGAGCCGGCCATTGAGCGCGGCATTATCAAGGCGGCTACGGCGGCGGGGAAGAAACTTGACCCGTCGGCGATTGCCGAGCAAGTGCAGTTGATGAAGTCTGTACTTGCGAATGAGGCGGGCATGGTTGAGGTTTGGCACGGCAGCCCGCACCGCTTCGACAAGATGGATATCAGCAAGGTCGGCACGGGCGAGGGGGCGCAATCGTTTGGGTATGGACTGTATTTTACGGATAAGAAGGAAATTGCAAAGCATTATACCAACGCGGGGCTTGGTGATAGTGAGTTGTTGCGGATAGAATATAACGGTAAAAATTATATAGGTGACGAGATAAGCGATGCCCAACTTGCCGCTTTTAAGATTTGGAAAGATGCAGAATCTGCGGCTGGTGAATTTAAACACAATACGGGGTATTACGCTAAAAAATTTGTTGATACATACGCGACAGAGCCGGGAGTGTCTAAGATAGTCAAGGAAATGGCTGATGGTAACTTTAAATCGAGTTATATCAAACCAGAAAACATTTACCGCGCCCAGCTATTCCCCGGCAAAGACCCGAGCGAGTACACGTTTTTGGATTGGTATGAGAAGCCTGATAATAAAGTTATCGACCGCGTAAAACTTCAGGCTAATAAACAGTTTCCGTCAGATGACAATCCCATTTATAAACAAATTGTAAAAGAGTTTGAACAAAAACCAGCCCAAAAATGGGAAGCTGTTTTTGATAAAGAAGAAGGGCTATGGTTTCCCGCTGACGAAAATCAATTATACGGCCAAGGATTTAAAACAAAAAAAGAAGCGCAGAGGAATATTGATTCTGTAAAGTCTGCTTACGAGTTAGACGCACAAACTATTTATAGAAAACTATCAACAATTTTAGGCTCAGACAAAGAAGCCTCAGCATTCCTGAAACGCGCCGGTATCGACGGCATCCGCTACCCCACCGAGTCCTTGAGCGGCAAAGGCAAGAAAAGCGATGCCTTCAACTATGTTGTGTTTGATGACAAGGATGTGCGTCTGGTTGCAAGGGAATCAGGTGGTCAAGTTGATGACCTCACCAAGCAGGCCGTTATCGAAGAACTCAACGCCGAAATCGGCAAGCACCCGGTGGAAGATGCTCTAAGGATACTGAAAAGCCAAAAGGGCGAGGTTGTACTACGCCAAGGCGACGAAATTAAAACTAAGTTTAAAGCCGCCTACGAGGATGCCAAGGTAAAATCCGGCGGCAGCAGCGTCGAGATTGCGGTGCTTCGTGACAACCTTGGATTGTCTCAGGCGAAGATGGCCGCACTTCTCAGGAAAGCCTCCAAGGCTGGGGACGTGGTGATGGCTTTGGGAGAGCCTGCCGTGTCGGATGATTTTGTCAAGGGCGGCATGGTGGACGGAAACCTGCTGGTGCGGGTGGATGACAGCTTTTTTGATAATATCGACAAGTACCTGACGCCGGCGGCTAAGAAACAAACACTGGCTCAAGCACAAGCATCCGCGTCACAAGCACAAGCGCAAGCACAGGCGGCGCAGGCTGGTGGAGGGCCTAAATCAGGTACACCAAGACCAATAGATGATTTTGTTGGGCCAGCACCTCCCAACAAGATGCAAGCTAAAGCTGATAAATTCCTTGCCAACACCAACCCCGATATCACGCAGGAGATGGCTGGCAATGTCCGTCTGTGGGGGGCCGACCTGGAACCCAAGTTTCTAAGCAACATCGAAACTCCTGAAGACATCATGCGGGTGATTAAAGGCACCGACGAGGCTTTTCAGGCAGAGCGGGAAGTGGCAAGGCGCGGCACCCGGTCCTGGGCCGAAACGGAAGCAGCAGCCAAAAGCCTGAAAATTGAAGACCTCCTTGGGCGCAAAATGGGGCAGGCGTTGAACGCCGAGCAGGTTGAAAACGCCCGTACCTTGCTTGCCTCATCGTCTGAAACTCTGAAAGGCATGGCGCAGATCGTCAGGTCAGGTCAGGCAAACGACCTTCAGAAAGCAGACTTCATGCGGGCGTTCAACACGCATTACGCCATTCAGATGCAGCTTTCGGGTGCCGCCGCCGAGGCAGGCCGGGCGCTTCAAATCTTCCGCAAGGTAGCTCAGTCGGACGCCTTGCGGGTCGGGCAGATCAGGGATTTCATGGCGGCAAGCGCGGCGAATGGGGTCAGCCCCGAAAAGCTGGCCGATGCCCTGGCCACCATGACCACCCCGGCCCAGGTGTCGAATTTCGTAAAGCAGCAGGCGCGGGCAACTTCTTACGATATGTTCCTTGAGGCGTGGATCAACGGCCTGCTGTCCGGCCCGGTCACCCATGCCGTGAACACCACCAGCAACTTGCTGACGGCGGTGTGGATGATTCCCGAGCGCACCCTTGCGGCTGGTTTAAGCCGTCTGCATGGCGGCGAGATCCGGGGCGGTGAGGTTGCGGCACAGACGTTTGGCCTGGTGGAGGGCTTCAAGGACGGCCTGAAATTGGCCTGGGAGGCGTTTAAGAAGGGCGAAAGCTCCGACCTGATGGGCAAGATTGAGCAGCAGCAGAACAGGGCCATAACGGCCTCTAATGTAGCGCAGCTGCCGGTTATCAAGAAGATCGCGCCGAACGCTCTTGAGGCCGGTGGGGTCGCGGCAAGGGCGGTTGATGCCCTTGGTGAAGCGATCCGGGTTCCTGGCCGGTTCCTGACCGCGGAAGACGAGCTTTTCAAGGCGATTGGATACCGGATGGAGCTGCAGGCCCAGGCGTACCGCAAGGCGGCAAATGAGGGGCTTGAAGGGCGGGCGATGGCTCAGAGGATGCGGGATATAATCGCCGACCCTCAAAACCTTGCCCCGGAGGTTCACCTGGCGGCGGTCGATGCGGCCCGGTATCAGACGTTCACCAAAGACCTTGGCCCCGGCGGCAGGGCGATCCAGACGGCGGCAAACAAGATCCCAGGGGCGAAGCTGGTAGTGCCGTTCATCCGCACCCCGGCCAATATTATGAAATTTGCTTTTGAGCGCACCCCGCTTGCCCCGCTGATGAAATCTGTCCGGAACGATATTGCGGCAGGCGGCGCAAGGCGGGACATGGCCCTTGCCCGCATCTCTATGGGGTCAATGGCTATGGGGGTGGTGGCCTCCTACGCCGCCGCCGGAATGATCACAGGCGGCGGGCCGACCGACACGGCGCTGCGTTCGCACCTTTATAACACAGGCTGGCAGCCGTACTCGATTAAGGTTGGCGACAAGTATTACAGCTACGGCAGGCTTGAGCCTGTGGGGATGATGATGGGCCTTGCCGCAGATGCCGTCGAAATCATGGGGGAGCTTGACGAGATCGAATCCGACAAGGTGGCGACAACCATTGTCGCCGCAATCTCCAAGAACGTGATGAGCAAGACCTGGCTGCGGGGCCTGTCGGAAATGGTGTCGGCGATGGACGATCCCGATCGCTACGGCTCCAAGTACGTCAAGAACCTGGCAGGGACCGCCGTGCCAACCGGAGTCGCGCAGATCGAGCGCACCCTGTACCCGGAGATTTCCGAGGCCCAGGACGCCCTGGATGCCATCAAGGCGCGGATACCTGGATACTCCAAGGAACTGCCTACCCGGCACAACCTTTGGGGGGAGAAGATCACCTTCAACGGGGCGCTTGGGCCGGACATTATCTCTCCGATTTTTACCAGCACCGAAAAGGACAGCCCTATCGACAGGGAATTGCTCCGCATGAGAGCGCCGATCAGGATGCCAAACCGGACGCAGAGCTTTGAAGGCGTTTCAATCAAGCTGGACCCCTACGAATACGAGGAGTTCATGGTCCGCATGAACGGCATGAAACTCGATTCGACCGGCAAGACGCTCAAAAAATCGCTGAACGACTTGGTAACCAAGGACAAGGACTACAAGGCGCTGAAAGACGATGACCAGAAAGAGCGCATGATCCGCGCCCATATCCAGGAGGCCGTTGAAAAGACAAGGGCCGAAATGCTGGAAACCAACAACACCCTCAGATTGCTTGTCGATGATGAGCACAGGCGGCAGGCAGCCGCACGTTAGCGGCGGAAAGGACCCGGCTTGAAGAAAACCGTTTACACCCTGAACATCGACAACTACGCGCCCGAGATAAGCGAGATCACGTTTCCGTTTATGAAGGCGTGGGCGCACAAGATCGGTGCGGCCTTCCATGTGATCAGCGAGCGCAAGTTCCCGCAGTTCGACCCCGGCTACGAGAAAATGCAGATTTTCGAGCTTGGGCGCGAGGCTAAAAACGATTGGAACATCTACCTGGACTCAGACGCCCTGGTGCATCCCGACATGCTGGACGTGACCACCTACCTCACGAAAGACACCGTGGCGCACAACGGCAAGGACGTGATTGGAAACCGCTACCGGGAAGACAAATACCATTGGCGGGACGGTCGGCACATTTCAAGCTGCAACTGGTTCACCATCGCATCCGATTGGTGCCTTGATCTCTGGCACCCGCTGGATGACCTGACTCCGGAAGAAGCGAAAAACAACATCTTTCCGACCGTAAACGAGGTCAAGGGCGGGGTCACCAAGGCGCACCTGATAGACGATTATGTGCTGTCGCGGAACATAGCGCGGTTCGGACTGAAGTTCGTCACCGTCATCGAAATCCTTAAACTACGGTGCGGCTACGAGGCAAACTTTATGATGCACCACCTCTATGCCATCCCGCTGCAAGAGAAGATCATCCGCTTGCGGCAGACGTTGGCGGCCTGGGGCCTGACGTGAAGCCTGAACCATACTCATTTCCGCAACCCGAAATCCACGGATGGATGTCTGCGGAAGAATTACAATGGCTCTACACCACGGCGATGGGCATGGGAACCATCGTTGAGGTCGGAAGCTGGCGCGGGCGCAGCACCCACGCATTGCTGTCTGGAACGGACGGACACGTTTACGCCGTCGATACCTGGAAAGGCAGCGTGAATGAAACCGGCGGCGCCCACAGCGATGCCCTGAAGCACAACATTCTCGCGCAGTTCGTCAACAACCTTGCAGGCTTCAAGAACCTGTCGGTGATCAACCTCGAAAGCATTAGAGCCGCCCGGTGCTTTGACGAGAAATCAATCGACATGGTTTTTATCGACGGCTGCCACCTGAAAGAGGCTGTGATCGAAGACCTGAAGGCGTGGATGCCGGTTTGCAAGAAGCTTCTTTGCGGACACGACTTTGAAATGCCGGAAGTTAAAATCGCTCTCGGTACACTTGAAATCGAGGTTGAAAACCCTGTCGGGCGCATTTGGGCCAAACATCTTTAAAGAAAGGGATTGTATGAGATCGCTTGTGTCGATGGACACCATTCAAATAGAGATCACCAACCATTGCATCTACAGCTGCGCGAACTGCACCCGGTTCTGCCCGCAGCTGAAAAAACCGTTTTTCATGGGATGGGAGCAGTTCAAGCAGGCCGTTGACTCTATGGTGGGATACCCAAAAATGACCGGGATCATGGGCGGGGAGCCGCTGCTGCACCCGGAGTTCGAGAAGTTCTGCGACTACCTTGTAAGCAAGATACCGCAGGCGCAGCTGGGGCTGTGGACAACGCTTCCCAAAGGGTTTGAAAAGTACAGGGAAGTCATTTGCCGCACCTTCAAGCACATCTTCGTCAACGACCACAGCCGCGCCGACATTTACCATCAGCCGCCGCTTGTAGCCGTGTCGGAGATCATCAAAGACCCCGGAGAGATGTGGCTGGCGATAAACGCCTGCTGGGCGCAGGAGTCATGGAGCGCGAGCATCAATCCTCGCGGGGCCTGGTTCTGCGAAATCGCGGCGGCAATGGCGATGCTGTTTGAAGAGGGCGAAGGCTGGACGGTCGAGCGCGGATGGTGGTGGAAAATCCCGAAGGACTTTGCCTCTCAGATGGAGCAATTTTGCCCACGGTGTGGGTTTGCCGCGCCGATAGGCTTGCGAAGCTCGGTTGAAGACGTAGACGATATTTCGCCCTGCAACTTTGAACTTCTAAAGGACCGGGTCCGCAGTCCGCAGCGGTTCAAGATCCATGACTTGCAGCCGGTCAGAAAAGACTGCAACCCGCCGATGGCAGCCTACAAGGACATGAACTACCGTCAGCGGATCGCGGCACGGTACGGCATGGGGCTTTTCATCAACGACCAGCACTTTTGGAGCCCGTATCTGTCGGATGGGAAAGTGCCTGCGGCGGTGAACATCTACGAAGACTATAAGGAAAGGTTCGGCACATGCGCTACCTCGTAACAGGCGGCAGCGGATTCATAGGCTCTCACCTTTGCGAAGCCCTGGTCACGGCAGGGCATGAGGTTGTCTGCTTTGATTCAAACGTGATCGGCAGGGAGGAAAACATCCTGCACCTTCAGAAGTTCAAGAACTTCTATTTCGACACCTTTGACGTTTGCCACGGCTTCGACTGCGGGCCGGTGGATGGAATCTTTCACCTGGCAAGCCCCACGGCACCGGCTGAAACCTACAAACACGCGGCCATGACCCTTGAGGTGAACAGCAACGCAACCATCCGCCTGCTGAACCTTGCCGAAAAGCACAGCGCGAAATTCCTGTTTGCCTCCTCGGTCAAGGTCAAAGACCGCGTGAATTTCGGCTCAACCTACATTCAGGGAAAGATTCTTGGTGAAAGCTTTTGCGACAACGGATGGGCCAAGGTCGCCAGGATGGGAAACGTGTACGGCCCGCGCATGGCCGCTGATGACAGCCGGGTGATTCCGACCTTTTGCCGGAACATCCGCGACGGGAAGTTTTTGAGCGTATGGGGCGACGGCAGCCAGATCGACAGCTTTTGCTACATAGATGACATCGTGCGCGGGCTTGTGGCGTTCATGGAGTCGGACCATTTCGGTGTGATCGAGTTCGGCAACCCCAACGGGATAACAATCCTTAATCTTGCCTATGAAACCATCAAAGCTGTCGGCGTTGATATACCGATTTGTTTCGATCAGCCCGGCGGGGCCTCGGTGGTGGTGTGCAACAACGCCTCCTACAGCAACAACCGCACGGCGGCGGCGTTGATCGACAAGGACCGCAAAGTGCCGAACATCCAGCGGGCCGTGCAGTTGCTTAACTGGACCCCGCAAGTGGGTCTTGGCACAGGAATAAAAAAGACGTTTGAATATTATCAAAGCCTTGGAGGGCCAGTACAATGAAAAAGCTTATCGTTGCCGCAATTCTTCTTTTCTCTTTCGCCGCGTTTGCCTTTCAGCCTGAAGAGTGGATGGAGCAAACAGCGACCTTGACGGCTGACGCCGCCGCTGTGTCCGGTGCCGGATACATTTACGGCATTGTCTTTGTCACGGACGGGACCAACGCTCCCACCTTTGTTGTGTACGACAACACGGCGGCCAGCGGGACAAAGATTGTGCCTGATTTGCCGCTGTCGGCAACCCCGAGGGTACAGACGCTATCATTTGATCCGGCGGTTGCTTTTAATAACGGAGTTTATGTTGACCTGACGCTTGGCGGCGGGTCGGTTGCTTACATGGTTTATTACAGGTCAAAGTAAAAGGAGTAGCCGGAAAATGAAAAAGCTCTTTCTGATTGCAATCTTTGTCTTGGCCGCCGCAATGCCGGTTTATGCCGGTCCGAGCTTTTCCGGTAGCGGCGGCGGTTCTGCCTCGGTTACGGTGACAACCGACTGTTCCGGTGTTACCGCAAGCGGGGCGCTTTGCTGGGATTCAGACAACGACACCTTTTACATCGGCAACGGAGTTTCCGCCGTCGAGATCGGGCCGGGTTCATCCACCGGAGACATCACCGATGTTTGGGGCGTTGACACCGGAAACGTCAATGCTCTCACGGCGGCTTCCGGCGACAGCCTGAACGCTACAAATGCCGACTCCACTATCCCTTGGAAAGTGGCAACGGACTGCTCGGCGCACACCGCCGAGGGCCGGGCCTGTTGGGATTCGGATGATAACATCCTGTATGTCGGCGACGGCTCCACTCAAGTCACCATCATAAAAAGCGGTGCCATCGTAAACGCCGACATCGCGGCGGCGGCGGCCATCGCTTATTCAAAGCTTGCAGCACTAAACTCCGCGCAAGTCATCGTCGGCAACGGGTCCAACGTGGCGACGGCGGTTGACATGACCGGCGATGTGACCATTTCAAACGCCGGGGTCACGGCTATAGGGGCCGACAAAATCACCGAGGCGATGCTGAAGGCGGTTGATAGCGCGACCGACGAGGATATCCTGACCTACGAAAGCACGACCGGCGATTTTGAGTGGCATACAATCGGGAACCGGCTGGACATTATCGGCTCTACCAGGGGTTCTGTCCTCTACCGGGGGGCCTCCGATTGGGCCGTTCTCACCCCCGGAACGGCTGCCTACCCGCTTCTTTCATCCGGGGCGGGTGCTGATCCGGCTTATGGGCAACTCACGGCAGCGGGCATTACAAACGACACCATCACGGCAACCCAGCTTAACGCGACTCTCACCTTTGCCGATGGCGACCTGATAGACCTTTCCGGCATCACTCAGTCAGCAGACACCAACGAAGGACTTATTCTGCCGACCTGGGCGAACGTTACTACTACCGGCGTCACCAACGGCGCGATCTCATGGGACGAAACCAGCAAGGCACTCAAGGTCAAATCCGCTTCTGGGTGGCAGAGCATCGGTGCCACGGCAGCCCCGGTCGATCCGACTTATTTGACGCTCGGCACCAACGCGACGTTGACCAATGAGCGGGTCTTGACCGAGGGGACCGGCATTGACTTTGTAGACGGCGGGGCAGGCTCAACCCTCACGGTTAATTTCGATCCTGCGGAGATCACAGGCGACCGGACCTGGAGCGGCGGCGGGTCGGCAACGGTAGCTTGGACATGGAATTTAAGCTCGGGTGATCCTACCATCACGTTTGGCAACGATTCTGTATCGTTGAGCAACAGCCTGACGGTTGCGACCGGGAAAAACGTTACGGTCGGATCGACTCAATGGAATAGCGGAAATTCGATTGACGGCACCAAGGTAGCCGACGCCGACCTGGGAGACATCACCGTAACAACCGGAGCATGGGTGGTCGAAAACGACAGCCATAGTCACACCAGCACAACCCTTCCGGCCACGACCGCCTACACGGACTCTGCTTCGCAGACGTTTACAGGGGCCGCACAAGCGTTCGGCGATGCCGACACCGACACCCTGACGCTGCGCTCCCTGATTGTCGGCGGCAACTCGCGGGCCGTGTGGGTCGCTGGCTCCGCACCCACACCCACATATGCGACCGGCACGAATGAACTCTACGTTGCGGGCGACATTGAAGCGGGCGGGACGGTGTACGCGACCGGCTTCCAGGCGACCGGGACCGGCGAGTCTTACATCAACCTTAACTCCAACGCCTCCACACCGACCGGCGCGGGGACCAATAGCCTCTATGTGGTCAGCAACGCATGGAAGGCCAAAGAGAACGGCACCGAAAAGGATCTTGTTTTCCCCGGCGACTCCGTGACCTGGACCGGCGCGACCCAGGACTTTTCCTCAGTTACCAATTTTGTTTTTCCAACAGCGACCCCCGATGCCAATGGTGAAGTCGGCATCAATAACACCAACGAAACATTCATGGTGTATATCAACAGCGGGCTTAAAACATTTGATTTCAGCAGCGACTCGTCAGGGTATGTGTTGAAATCAAACGGCAGCGGGACGTTCACCCTCGCGGCAGACGAAACGGCGGGTGCTCCTGTTTTAAGCAGCGTCGGCAATCCGTCAGGGGACACCACTTGGACCTTCGACGCCGGGGAGGAATTAAGCCTGCAATTCACCGGGGCGTTTACGACCGGCTCACAGGTTTTGGTTCAGCAGCAGACCGGAAACCCGACAGGCGGGATTCTGTTCGAGGTGCGGGCCGCCGACAGCGACGTAACCGCTTTTAAGGCAGGGGACGGCACGAACGGAATTTCGCTCACCCAGGCCGGGGCCCTGACCGCCATCGGCACCGGCTCCATTCAGGCCACGACCCTCTCCGGGGCGAACGGCGAAACCATCGCCAACGCGACGGACACGGAAATCAAGTTCAACGGCACGGAAAGCCTGATCGTCGATCTTGACACCGGGACCGCAAACCAGGTCGAAATCAAGACCGACTCCGGCGTGACGGACCTCTCTTTTGCGGCTTTGAATCTGGTTACGACCGGCACAATGGACGGCGGTATTCCTGTATTGAAGGTAACGGACGCGACTATCACGGTAAGCGGGATGACCAAATATTACGTCAACTCAGATGACGACGTGATAGCGTTCAATTTGCCAGCAGATCCGACAAACCGCGCTTATTGCTTTGGGAATATGCTCTATGCGAGAGCCATAACGCTCAACCCTGACGACGCGGATTACGTTGTAGATGGCAACGATACGCTGGCGGCGGGGGAGGCGTTGATTTCAAGCGGTGCAAAACAGGACCAGTTGTGCGTTGTTGGTATTGATGCAAGTTACTGGAGAGTTACATCCAAGGTCGGAACATGGGCGCAAGAAACTCCATAAGGAATAAAGCCATGAATAGGATCTTTCTTCTTTTTCTATGCCTGCTATCGGCAAGCCCCCAAGCCGATGCCCGCATGACGGCGGTGATTGTTGGGGCGCAGACGCCTGTAGCGGCAAGCACCACCGACTACACCGCCGACGCCAACTGCCAGGGTGCCTGGTTTATGAACGGAGCGTATGGCGGTGACGGAAGCGAAGCTGAAGCAGATCGAAGCGGGAAAGGTAACGATCTAACGGTTAGCACCTCTGATACGATAACAGATTCATCTTCGGTGCCGAGTGGGTACAGCGGGCGGTCACGGGACTTTACAAGAGCAAATTCTGAGCATTTATATATTGCCGATGGAACAGAACTTGATATATACGGTGCAGATGCAAAAGTTACGATTGTCACATGGATTTATCCAACATCCGCACCAGCGTCGGATGCAATATACTATATTATTGGAAAGCACTATCCCGGCGGTAATCAGCGCCAATATCTGCTCACACAGTACGGTACGGGCAGCTCGCAATTCAAGTTCACTTTTTACCTATCTGACAGTAGTGCCAGCGGCTCGGCTGCTGACTCGGTATCAACCACCACAACCACTTACGCAATAAATACTTGGTATCACGTTGTAGCCGTGTATGACGATACGGACATGCGAATTTATGTAAACGGTTATTTAGATTGCACTCCAGTATCAAAGACCGATGGAATTTATAACAGCACCGCGTCGTTTGGTATTGGAGAGAATGTCGCAGCGCCGGGAGGAACAAGCTTCGGGGGATTGATGTCCGAGGCAGCTATCTTTGATCGTGCGTTATCTTCATCTGAGGCATTAGATATTTACACCAACGGCATATCTGGCGATAAAGGTGGGTCCGATTGAAAAAGTTCATAATCCTATTTTTACTCATCGCCTCTCAGTCGTTTGCGGCAACATACTACGTTCGCACGGACGGGCATGACACCAACTGCAACGGTACGGCTGACGCATCGTCTGCCTCGGCCCCTAATTGCGCTTGGCTAACGATTGGAAAGGCCGAGTCTTCTGTGTCGGGATCAAACACAATTATTGTTGGGAATGGTACTTATACCGAAAATGTAGGCGTCAATGTAAACGGGACAAATTCCGATAATCTTTTTACGTTTCAAGCGCAAAATTCAGGTCAAGCTACCATTAATGGATATATTTATATTAGCGGAGATTATGTAAAATTTGATGGCTTCAATATTGTCAAGCAGGACAGTCAAGATAAAACGGTTTATTTGGTTGGAGATTATAATACTTTAACAAACTGCAACTTGAGTATAAAAGAAAGCTGGACTCCATCAACCAACACAAACTATGGGATTGACATAACAGGAAGTTACAACACGGTAAGCAACTGCTACATCACGGACGGATGCCAAGGCGTATCAATTAATGGTAACTATAATACGCTGACAAACACCGAAATAGACCACCTAAAAATGTACTCCCCATCTTGCGGGGAT